GGAGCGCCAGCCCAGTGCATGATGTACTCGTTAGCAGGAGTTAAATCGTGACCATACTTCTTTAAAGCTTTTTGATTTTCAGCACGTAATGCGCCTTGATATAACTGCTGTGCTTCAGGATCTTTAAGATATTCATCTCTGGTCAACTGAGGCAAGCTAGGATAGTTCCTCTTTAAACCATTAAAGGTTGCATCTGTTACTTGATATAACCCAGCAGCAGTACTTTGAGGATTTTTAGCCGTGTAATCTCCACCACTTTCTAATTTAGCAATAGCTTGATTAGTTGGGTCGGTTGCAATATTTTGCGATTCAGGACTTAGGGTTGCCATATAAACCTCATTAAATTAAGAAAGATGCAAGTGAACCTATATCGCCCATACCCATCATGCTTGCATATTTACCTATGTCTGTATCAAAATCGTGATAATCCGAAGGCTTTAAATATGGAGAAGAACTCAATTGTTGATCCATACCAGCATTGCCACTTGATGGAGGCGTTTCAGATAAAGGAGGCAAAGCTGGCAAAGGAGGCACTCCTAAATTATCATTTATAGGAGATGAATCTATAGGTGGTGCTGCAATAGGAGCATTCTGTGTTTGAGGAATAACGGCATTTGGTATTTGACCGCCAGGATTAAATCCACCACCAATATCAGCGTTGCCATCATTTGAAATACCAGTACCAGCGGCTGGATTAAAATTGTTTCCGTAGCCTGGACCTTTTGGCGCAACAGACTTATCCATAGCGTTACCCAACAAATGTCCTAATACACCGTTTTTATTAACTGATTCTCTTTGTGTTGGATCGCTATAGTCTATTAAACCTGTTTTGTTTGCAAGATATGCGGCAAGAAAAGATCCAAGCGCATCATTTGAGCCACCAGAAGAATATCTTCTGTCTCCACCAAATTGACTTAGCCCAGCATTTGCAAAAGCACTATCTGCCATGATTTATCCTTAGTTATAAACCATTGAATAGTTGACAGTCTTTAAGCCATCAGCACGTTGCATGACGGCATCAGGAATAACTTGTTCAACTTCTTGAGCCATAACGCCAATCTGTATGCCATATCCGTTTTCAGTTTGGAATTCTGGTTTGTACTCATATTTATACAAGTTAAGACCATTGTCCAACACGCCAATTTTTTGTATGTTTTGTTTAGCATTAATATCTGAAAGATTGAAACCTTTGCTTTGACTGTTACCAGTAGTACTCTGAGTTCCACGGAAGTCTGGCGTAGTCGATTGTTGTGGCGTTCCATAAAGAATGGAGGCGTATTTAGCCAAAACATCTTGAGGTGTATTTGTATATCCAATTTGTGCCGCTGCTAAAGTATTAGCAGCGCCTAGATTTTGTCCACCAATAGTTGCAAGTTGATTGGAGGCAAGCGCTTTATTTGCTTGCACTTTTGCCCTTGCGTCAGCAGCAGCAGCAGTTTGTCTTTGCTCTATTAGGCTACCAAGATTTGCATTAGCCAAAGCTTGACGAGAAGACCCTAATCCACCCGCTGAACCAAAATTTGCATTTTGTGTATTTACAAGTTCTCGTCCAGATTCACGCCCAGCTTGCAAGGCTGATTGAACTTGTTCTTCTTCATATTTAGGATCAAACAAAGAAGATAAACCAGTAACACCTGTATTTAAAGCATTTGTACCTGCAATCTGTTGTGTGTTTCCTGTTTGTTGTGCAACTTTAAGAGCATTAACAGCAGACTGAATAACTGGCGTAGCTGTTGCATCGTATGTTTGTTTGGCAGTGCCAATTGTTTGAGCATATGCAGGAAATGCCGTATTAGTTAAAAAGTCTGTTTGTGCGTTAGTTAACCTCTCTTGTCCAGGAGACATTTGAACTTGTTGACTACCCGAAGAACTACCTTTTCCCATAATTACACTCCCTTGCTTTTAGCGTTACCCGTCATGGGTCGCTGGTTTTGTTGATTATCTCTCATGCCTACAGTATTGGAGTATTGATTTGGCATTCCCATAGATGGCTGACCAGAAGTAGCAGGATTAGTAATTACTCCATTTGCGCCTTGTAATGGTGAGGAAGCTTCTCCCCCCATAGTCCCATCTGGCATAGTCGGGGCATTTGGAATTGGTTGTTGTGGTGATCCAGTTTGCTGTTGAGATTGCCTCAATTGTTGAAGGAAATCATTTATATTAAAATTTTGACCAGAAGAACCACCCATTTGTCCAAATTCACCACCGCCAGATGGCTGTCCTTGCTGAACTTGCGCTAAAGATCCACCCATATTGACTCCTTATTAACCTGCTAAATAAATGCAAGCTATTTGAAAAACTTGGTCTGGAGAAGTAAAAATTACTTCTTGCCTTGATTTTGCTACCGTATAAGAGTGATATAAATCATCGGATTGCTTCATCCCTTTTCCTGCCATATCACTTGTACAGATTAGGTCACCAATAGCAATATTGCCATTTTGACCACATACGTTTATTTTACCCTCACCTATAGCATTTACACCAATGCACCGATATGTGTCGTAGATGTTGGCATATTCAGGTTTAAATTGAATACTGGTCTTAGTGCCATCAGGGGCTTCTACGTATTCACTAAGCGATGCTGGTACAAAATCAGTACCCGTAACACCCGTAAACACACCAATCACACCCTTTTGGTTAGCCCTACTGCTTACTGTCATTTGTGTAATCGCATCATTAATTGTTGGTGCAGCAATTAAAGCGACATCAACCATTAAATCACCCACTTCAGGTATATCGTGTGACAATAACTGTAGTGCATCATGACCAGCAGTAAATGGATAGGAAGCACCAGAATAAATATAAGAGGCATAAGAAGTACCACCGTTATAGTAAGCAAGTCTTATATCGGCAGAAGTACCAGTTTGTAAGTTTGATGCCCCATTAGTTTGGAACATTCCACCTCCATCACCAACACCAATAACTCCTGCATTTTTCCACGTAGAGAGTGAGCTATTAGCCGAGCCAACAGCAGAAACACCAGAAGCAAAAGAAGTTGTTCCAGTTGTGCCAGCACCAATAGCAATGAAGTTACCAGTATTTCTAGCAAGCAATCCAAATAAAGTGCTACTACTAGAATCAAATATTCCAGCAGCTTGGTACACACCAAGAGTAGCCCCCGTGCCTAATCCAAAACCACCGTAAGTATTAAATGTGCCACTGGTATTGTTTTTAATTCTGTCAACAACAAGCGTATTAGTGGTAATTGTTCCGCCATCAATATAAGAAGCTACAGTGCCACTAGAGTTCTGTCCATTGGCTAAATTGGTAAAGGTCACCAATCCATCAAAGTTTGTCCAAGTAAAAGGTCCTGTAATGACTGGGGTATTTTGTGCGCCCCCATAACTAGTTTCTGAGAAAGTTACAGAAATAGCCCAATAATGATTGTTACCAGAAACAACTCCAAGCGATCCAGGAGTAAATGTCGTTGACCAACCAGATGTTGAAATTGATGCTACGTTAGTAGAAAAGTTATAACTTACTTGACTTGTGGTTGGCGATGTAGGCGCACTTGCTTGAGCAATGTTGTAGTAAAAATAGATAAACGAACTACGTGACCCTGGAGCACCCACCGCACCATTAGAACTTACCGCTTTAATAGGATTAGCTGTATCAGTCCAATCAATAGTAGATGTTGTTGTATTGACAGAAACGATCAATGGCACTGTCAAGGAAAACAAAACATACCCTGGTGTTGTGTTGGATGGTATTGTTGTTGACCAGCCAGAAGGTGCAGCAAAGCCTCCTGTAGCCCATGTATAGGTAGAAGTTGTTGCTGGTCTAGCAGGTGGCGTAATTCCAAGTACCCATTGATAAATGGTTGGAAAAGCTGCCATAACGCCATTAGTACCAGTAATCACATCAAGATCAATTGATGATCCTGAGTCTACTTTCCATGTGCTATCAGGCGCTGTAGTGGAAATAGAAAACTGAATTTGACGACCGCCATTAGTTTGGTAGTACAAATATTTAGTTGTACCAAATCCACCACTTACTTTAGTCCAAACATAATCCGTTGGATTAGTTGATTCGGCTGAATCATTTGTATTACGAATTCCGTAGTACAGACGATTGGTTGGAGAGTTGCTAAAGTTTGTAGATCCATCAATACTGTCTGCATATTTAACAGCAATATATTTATACAAATAAGCAAACAAAGATCCATTAGGCGATGTTATTTGTCCAGTTACAGGATTTGTAGAAAAGTTACCACCAAAATTACTTAATAAATAATTTATGGCATCAGAAATTTCTGATTGCGTAGGATTTGAATCAATAGAAAAAGGCATTAAAACGCATCCTCAGTTAGTGTGGATTGCATGTTTAGTGCGGTCATATTCCATGTATCTGTTGCATCATAAGAACCAAACTTAACAGCGACCGTTCTAACAGTATTTTGTTGAGTAGTTACCCAAGGATTATTAGTAGAAATATCTGTTACGCCTGTTTCTCCATATGTAGGAGCTTGGGCTGTAGAGTTAGCTCCACCAACAGTAATGTTAATTGTTCCTGAACCCGATATTTCTGGCAACAAACGGTGGATGTACACCTTAGACGAATAAGGCACAGGACCATCTGAAGTTTGCAAAGAAATGTTTGTACGTTCAAACTGAGAATCAATAGCAGAACCTGTAAATGCATTTGTAATAGCTGTCTCAATTAACTTGCCATTATCAACGCCACCCTTAGCGTATGTAACGCATCTAGAAGCGTATTTAAAGTAATCAGGTGAACTATCTATCCATCTAGGTCCTTCTGTCCCCATACAGGCGTTCTGAACGTCTTTAGGGGCATTCCATACTTGCAGGTCATATCTGTATGACAGCATTTTGTTACACCAACCAGTAGATGTTAAGTCTGGGTAATAAAGTTCAATTTGATTTTTTTGAGTGTTATTGACCATAAAAATACGGTCTGAATAAGTTGTACTTAAATTAGAAAAGAAGTAATCACGGACTTTTTGGTTTCCTAGAGGAGCAAAGTCTGATCCATTAAATATCCAGATATCTCTGCTATCTACTCCATATACAGCAGAATCAGTATTTGACCAGCAATTATTGTTTATTAGTCCACGCCCTTGGTTAAACAAGCGAACACCAAAAACAGGTGCTGTACTGTTTTGATAAGCAATAGGTGAGAAAATTACTGTATCCCAATAGCTACAAACATAAAAGTTAGCACCAAGAAAGAAACCATCAATTAATGGTCCACGCACTGGAACTTCTTGTTCATTGGCTATGTTATTTAAAGTTGGTGTCCAAGTAGCAGGTACGCCAGTATTGGCAAATGCTTGTGACCAACGAACAGTTGTCGGATAGTTAATTTCCTGACCAGTACTGTAAGTTTTTGTTAGATTGCCAGCAAGAAGAATATTGCCCACATTAGGGGAGCAAAAGTTACGCATAAAACTAGCAGTAACTTTGGTAACAGAAGGAGTTAATGTTGTTTCATAGTTCCATACATAATTGTCTGGAGCCGCATCATATCTATAAATTTCTGTTGCAGTTGGCAAGAAATACATGGGAGCGCCAAGCGTGTCATTAATAAAGAACACGTTACCAACCCAAGATGTAGTAATGTTTAAATCTTCTGTGTAACCTGAAAGATAAACGGATGGATTAGACCCAACTCCTGGCGTAATGTTAGTAATGCCTGTAGCTGTAAGCATGTACCAAACCCCTTGGCTAGATGAATTACGGGTTGCTACTATATAAACCCATTGAGTCTCAGAACGAAACCCGCCTTCCATAAATATAGGCATACGAGGAATAACAGACATGATCTGTTGTTCACCAAATACTTTTTTAATACCCCTAACATCTGCCTCTATGTTTTTGCCACTGTTGTACTCATTTGTACCAAGCGCATTACTTGGCACATCAGGAGTAAAACTCATTGCCGTAAATGGAGTGCGTAGTCGTTGGTAATCGCTCATATTGCCACCATTGGTTCTGCCATCTCTTCAAGATTTCTTAAAAGACGGATATCTGTAGGATTAAATTCTAAAGCTTTCTTGCAAAGTTCAATTGCTTGATCCTTTAGCCCTAGATGCCATGCAGCAATGCTTGCAAGGTCATATGGACGCTCAGTCCACACAGTTGGGTCCATTGTGTAAACAAGGGCTTTATCTTTGATTTCTAGGGCCTTAGAAGCTGCAAAATAGCATTGCATCCAGTCTTGGCGCATGTAAGAAATCATTGCCAACTCTACCCAAGGTTCACGAGTATGTGGGTCTTCTGCGGTTGCTAGGCGATACCATTTCTCAGCCTCAACAATATTGCCTAGATTTTCGTAAGACTTGCCCAAAAGACGCATGGCATAGCATCTCTCATTAATCCAGATGGCCTCAGGCATTTCAAGATATTTGTTTAGGCAAACAATAGCCTCATCCCATCTAGAGTAATACGTCAGTTCACGCGCATGGTAAAAAGCGTTTCTTGGACAGCGTGGGTCTTCTTTAATTGCCAATTCCAGCAAAGGCATATATTGCCCACGACTCTTAGTAGGGTCTGGGTGATGGGTAACCAATAGCATATCGGTATGGGCATAAACCTCTTGAATTCTGCCATCAGGTCTTATGTATTCATGTACTGGATGATGCCAATGGTAGCCATGACGGTGGTGAATCTTCTCTGAAAAGAAAGATATACCAGAACCCCAATCAAACTTGTAACGCATACGGGTTGTATCGTCTTGCCATACCCGCTCTATTTCTTTGCGCCATCCTTCTTCTAAAACTTCGTCCAGATCAAGAGAGATACAAATATCAATATCCCGTGGGATTAAAGAAAGAGCCGCATCCCGCGCTTTATCAAACCGCCAAGGGCTGATATAGATTTCGGGTACTACGGCCCCAAGTTCTCTTGCAAAGGAGACTGTGTTATCTGTTGAACCTGTATCTGCAATCAAAATAAGATCTGCGCCTTTAGCTGATTCACAGAATTGTTTTACAAACTGTTCCTCATTTTTGCTAATTGCGTAGACCGCTATCTTGAGTTGTTTTTTCATGGTTGAGTAGGCCAAGTAATATCCCAAGGAAAGCCAGATTGTGTAGGCACATCACGCAATGCTTGGCGATATGTAGCCCATACTGTCTTGTCCACAGGTGCATCTGCTACTTGTGTCCAGTCGCTGTCTTTGAGTTTTTCATCCCGTGTAGTACGCACAGACTTAGCCTGTTGCTCATCGACTACTGCTTTTACAGCATCATCAAAATCAACAATTTTCCATTTAGTAAACCATTGACCATCTATTTGTTCTACACCATCACGGGCAATCCCTTGGTAACGAGTAAATGTTGGTGTGGGGCCTTCTAGGACTACGCTTGCGCCTAGTTCTGCAAGCACTTCTGGTGTTGTTGTACCCCATGTAGGGCCACCGTTTGCTAATGTGTATGCACGAAACTCTGCTTCGTACATGACTTGACCTGATTGTGTTCTGATTTCCATGATTTTCCTTATGCAATAGCCAAGAAGATGTAAGTTGCTGAACTGACGTTGATAGCCGCAAGAATGGTTGAATTTAAAGCAAAGCCTGTTGATACGGTGGTCACTGAGCCAAGCGTAGCTGTTTCGGCCGCTGTGCTGTTCAAAAACAAATATGGGTCAGTCAATACAGTCATGCCACGGGCTGTGTCGTAGACGTACCAACCACCACTAGCATCTTGTCGCTTGATAAGCACGAACCTAGCACCGCCTGTAAAGCCACAGTCAATGGTCTGGGTTGTGCCGTTCCCTGTATATGTTCCGACTTTACTTACACCAACGCAAGTTGCAAATAAATAAGCAACGTAAGTTATTCCTGAACCATTTGTTCTTCCAGAATCATCAAGATTTATAGCAGTTAATGTTGGTTGTGAAGAAAGCCCTTCAGCAACATCGGTATATAACCTTGATGAAAACAATGAAGTGTTGAAGTTGGCATATTTAAAAGACGTAGATGTAAAATTTGAATAAATATACCAGTTACCCGCATTGCTTCTTGTTTTAATAATAAGCAGTTCAGGCACAGCCGCCAAGTTATGGCTTATTGAGCGCGGGGTTGATGAATCTCCCGTATAGCAAACCTCATCAAAGAATGATGGGGCGCGTCTGAAGTTCCAAGAAATATACCCAACACCTCCGTAATAACCAGGCATCTTGAAGCCAGTGTTATCCCAAAAGTTTGTCATTGTTGCATTGGGAGATGCTTCTGCGGCAGTAGAACTTGTTGTAAGAATCAATGTGCTTTGTGTTGCAGTTGTACTTACACCACGCAGCCTGTCATTGATAGACATATTTAAAGAATCGCCTGGTGGGTATCCTTCAAACTGCATATCAACGGGGAAATTAGTTGTAA